GTATGTTTTGATTAACCTCATTGATGATATTAACACAAGCTTGTGTCTGTTTCAACTCCTCTAGAAGTTCATTCATTCCAGAATTGAGTTTTTCAGACTTGGAATTTTCTTTCGCAATCATATCTTCTTTGAACGACTCATCAATATGTTGTTGACACACGGGACAGTCTTCATTGCTCTCAAAAAAGTTAATCAGTTTGGTGTGAGCCCTGTGTTTTTCTTTCAACTGCGATTGAATGTCCTTGAGTTTACTGAACTTCTCTTCAATCTTTGTAGAGTTAGAAATCTTCTCATGCATCGTAGAAGTGTCGTCCTCAAGGTCAGTAATTCTAGACCTCTTCTTGAAGATTTCTTCCTCATTACCAGCAATCAGAAACGTCTTTTCCTTAATGAGTTTTTCTCTGTTCTGTTCTACATCTGCGATATACTTTTCCTGTAGAGCAATCTTCTCTTGAGACAAACTATACTGGTATTCCACATCACGCATATCATCAGAGATGGTTTTCAACTGTTGTTTGAGAAGCATATTCATCAGTGAGAAAATCTGAATGTCGAGAATTTCTTCAACAACCTCACGGCGGTGTTTTGACTTCAGTTGCATAAACGGAATAAAGGTAGAACTACCAAGAATAACAACCTGAGTGAAACTACGATAGTTTAGCTTTAGGATTTGCTGTTCAAGATACTTCTGGTAATCACGCGAGTTAGCGTCTTGGTTATACAACTTACCGTTGACATGAATTTCAAACACATTTGGTTTGATACCACGAATAACCTTAACCTTCTTAGTTCCAATGCGAAACTCCACCTCAACAATTGCAGCACTGCCATTGACAGAGTTTAGAAGTTGAGGTTTGTTAATACTACGGAATGGCTTACCAAACAAGCCAAAGCAAAGAGCATCCAAAATAGTAGACTTACCGGCACCGTTTTCTCCAATAATTAATGTGGTTGAATTTCTGTCTAACTGTATCTCTGTAAAGTTATTACCAGTTGATAGGAAGTTCTTCCATCTCACAGTCTCAAAATGTATCATATCTCTAAATCTTGGGCCTCTGTATAAAGTGACCGCATCGTATTTTTCAATCGGTCTTTGCTCAGTGTAACATCCAGTTGGTCAATGTATTTCTCTAGAAGTGTCATCGTGTCTTCAGTATTCTCCACAATATCATCAGATACATTGTCAGCATCCAACTCAGAGAAGTCTTCGATAATCTTGACCTCAAATGCGTCAGCCTGCAACAGTCTATCTGTGAACTTGTCAAACTGATATAAGTCTTTCTTATTGACTACAATCAGTTTCACATACTTGTCTTTATACTTAGATACATCTTCATTAGTATAATCAGTAGTAGTATCGTCATAGTAAATCTTCTCAAAAAGTGTGTAAGGATTGACAATGCGTTCAAGTTCACGTTTCTCTGTATCGAAGATGTGAAACCCCTTGGCGTCATCGTAGTCACTCCAAGTCATCTCATATGGTGTACCCAGATAATATATCTGGCCGTCATCTGATTTGTGATGAAAGTGACCACTGAAACACAGGTCAAACCTACGAAACAATTCCTTGTCAAATGCACCTTCAGATTTATGTCCCTTGTGCATTTCGAAACCATTTACTTCTAGATGACCCATCAAAACTTGAGCGGGAGAACGTGACAAAGCTGCCATAGATTCTTCATAGTTATTCGCATTGATCCACGGCATGAACTGAATAGGACAACCATCAAACTCCACAACCTGTGGTCCAGTGTAAATGTTGCATCTGTCAGAACCTACAAGCTCTTCCATCGAATTGACTTCGTTAGTGTTCTTGTAGTATGTGTCATGATTGCCAATGATAAGATGAAGGTCAATACCCAACTCTTGAAAACGACCAATAAACTTTTTACGAAAATCAGATGCAGTTTTGAAGCTGATAAACTTTCTACGGTCAGTGACATCACCCATGTGAATACAGGTTGTGATACCACGTTTCTCTAGGGTAGGAAAGAATACATCATCATAGAATTTGTAGAAAAAGTCATTAATGTTTTGGTTATCATTTCTGGCACCAAAGTGAGTATCAGTTATAATCGCAATCTTCAACGCTCATCACCAAGAACTGCTACATTTTCAATGTCATCTTCCATAAAATTCTCTAGTCCCTTTTTACTTTTTTTTTCTACCTTCTTCGGTTTATAAACATCCTCAGCTGGCAGATTATCAATAGCAAAAGAATTGTCGATACTATAATTAGTCGAATCACCCGGCATCGTATCAAAAGATTGGTAGTTACTACCCGCTATAATTTTATTTTTAACGTGGGTTTGCTTTTTTTCTTTTTGAATTCTTCGGATGAAGGCGTAGTAGATGATTTGCGTAAAATACGCGAAAGGGTTGTTTGACTTCTCTGGATTGAAGTTTGAAGCATATTGTAAGCAGTTTTCGATACCATCTGAAATCATGTCATCCTTATATGTGTAGTTAATAAAATTAGGCCGATAAGATAAATGCGTTGCAATCTTCAGAAAACACTCACCAATGTAATTTGTTACAGCAGGTTTTTGTTCTTCTGCCTCTTCAGCAATCTTGCACTTCTCTTTCCACTCAATCATCGCCTGTAGAAAAACTTTGTTATCTACATAATGTTCACCTTTAGCTTTCGCCATAATTACTCTCCTAAACTTTATTCACTATACACCACCACAACTATAATGTCAAGGAACAATAAAATAAAAAGGAACCTTGACTCCTCACAGTTTTAGTGTTACATTTAGCTTGTGCTGGGTTACAGAAATACATTAATGAATTGATTTATTCTCTGTATCTAGTTCGTCTAATAGTTCTTCGTATATTTCTTCTTCATTAATGTCTTCCATAGTAGGAATTTCTTCAGGCCCTTCCAACTTATCTAACACACCCTCATAATATATACTCAAGCCCGGAGAGGCAGGTAACATAATGATAACGTGTTTAGGGTCAATCTCAAAATATTTTTCATCCGTGAAGGGTTGCACCCATCGTGAGAGCATCAACGATTCTGTCATGCCGGTCACCGTGAGTTTTGGAGAGACATGCATTAGAAGGGGTCTTGTGATTTCGTATTTGCCGTTATCTTCGGAAAGCTCACAAATGATATTTTCACCACTAATGAGCTTCAAGATTTTGTATGTATCTGTGTTCATCGTAGTTTTACCTTACTGATTTCATAGTTGAATTGTTCTGCATTGTATATATTTATGCGTTCTTGAAAATGGTTCAGTGTAAAGTTGGGTTGATCACGAAACGTCATATCATCTGCAATGTCAAATATCAAAACGGAATCTTTATTCTCCCCTGTACGCAAACCTCGTCCGATACTTTGGAGCACTCTAATTCTAGACTTAGATGGGCTCGCGAGCACGATGTTATGAATATTGCGAATGTTGATGCCAGTACTAAAAGTACCATACGAGGCGATGGTAATTGAATTATTTTCTTTCTCAACAATAGACCGTATCTCTTCACGTTCTGTAGTGCTAGTGTTTCCATAGATGAAAAACAACTTTCGCATCCTATCGTCAAAGAAACTCTCATTCTGAACCTTCTGTACTTTATCATATAACGGTTTACCATGTTTCTCAACTAACTGATATAGACATAGTGTGTTACCTTTCAAATGCATAAGTAACCCAGCAATGAATTCGTTTCTTCGTTCATGTTCTCCAAGAAACTGAAGTTCATCAGAATATGTCATTCTCTCTCGTATATTTTCATGTTTTAAAATAATACACTTGACTTTGAGATTAGCAAGAGATTTCTTCTCAATTAGTTCCTTTGTAGACACCACTTTTTCAACTGGACCAAATAGTCCCTCTAAAACAAGCTGATGCGTCTGTGTCCCGTCTAGGGTGCCTGTAAGACCAAATCTGTACTTACATAGGTGCAACTTAGTCATAATACCAGTAAGCGACTTTGCCTTGAACATATGCGCCTCATCACCAATCACGCAACCAAACTGTTCAAAATACTTTTTTGGCAGTTTATAGATAGACTGCCATGTAGAAATTACAACGTCTTTCTCAACTTTACTAGAATGTCCCTGATACACTCTTTGACAGTATGTACCAGAGCTCCAACCATAATCTTCGAAATCTGAATACATCTGTTCCACAAGTGAGGTAGTGGGAACTAGTATCAGGGTCTTTAACCCCATCATATGATAATAACGAACTAACGAATATATTACGAGTGATTTACCTGAAGCAGTAGGACTAACGATAAGAGCGCGATTTCTGGCAATACAGTGATGTACTGCATTAATTTGGTAGTCACGCACCTTGATAGATTTACCGGCGGCTCGGGGTTTAAGCGACCTGATGAAATCTCTGACAACCTGACGCACAACATTCCTATCATCTTCTACTCCTTCTTCTAATATATAGTCAATTTTGTTTTTTTGACAGAACCCTTTTATGTATTCTAATAGACCAACATATATCTCACCTGTTGCTGGAGAAAAGAGTCGTATCTTTCCATCCCACATTCGATTGCGATACATGGGCATAAACTTAAAACCCGGCACTTCGAAAGTAAAAAACTCAGCTAACTCTTGTCGAGTAGAATCTGTCATATCATCTAGGACTAGATATACTTCGTTCTTTTTTGATATACGCACAATTAACCCCTCTCAATATATTTCATTTTAATTTCTTTGGGGCTGAAGAAGTCTACAATAATTCCAGTGGCAAGACCTTTATCATAGTCCTTACAACTAAAAATATCGATATAACAATCACCAGTTTTATCTACAAAATGTCCAGTGATATTGCTTGTCTCAATCATTTGACAGAAACTAAATCCTGCAACATCAGGATTATGAGACGCAAAGTGAGCAATCATAGGTTCGCCATATGATTTCATACCTATGTCTTTTACGATGTTTAATATAAATGATCGAATGTTTTCTTCTGTAAATTTTTCTACAGGACATTCTTCGCAGTCAAAAAGAGTGTGATAACCCCAAGTCATTATGGCCTTCCTAGTAACCAACCCACGATAGATTTTCTGACTCCAGACTTTACAGGTCTTACTCTGTGCCACATATGCGCGGGAAATATTATAGTGTTGTATTGTTCAGATTTAAATGTTTCGTATCTTCTTTTATCCTCTGGATTTTTTGTCTCAATGTCAAATTCACCACCTTCGAAATCATCATTTAGAATAGTCGAAAAAGATACCTTTCGAACTAGTCCATTAGAATATGGCTCGTCATGAACGTCACGATGCCATCCATATTCATCACCAACATCATATTCAGAATATTGCAATGGTTCAATATCAGTCAGATTTATTAGTGTGGTATAATCGATTATGTTAAAAATTTCTCTACATATTTCAGCATCTTCAATAAAAGATACCTTTGAGTTCCTTTTAACCTTGCCGCTTTCATTTGTAATAACACCATCTTCCAACGTATCAGGAACAGAAAAAACATTATGAATGTTGGTGTAATGAATCATATCATACCCGCTTCAAACTTCTTCCAATCAGTTGCATTACGAATGTCCCATCCACGATTGTCGATAGACTTGATTACACCTTTGCAGTAGTCCACACAGGATTCGTAATACCCGATTTTGTTTTGGAGTCGAAGAATGTCATCGTCAGATTGAATATACATCTGAAGGTCTGTCTTCATAACCTTGATGTCAAAAGGTTTGGATGCATACACTTTTGCATCTGCCTTACCACCATAGTACTCCCACTTCTCGCGGTACATCTGTTGATGGTCAGTCTTTGATTTGATGAGTAGAAGTTCGAAGTCAGCCTTAAAGTCCAACCACTTCTGTTTGATCATTTGGTTTTTGAAAGATTCCTGATCAATGTGTTCTAGATCAGATACGGGAAGGTCTTCCCTTGCAGTTCGTTTTAGTGTCTCTAAATCCATGTTTACCTCATAATAAAAAAAGCGAGCAGTTTGGTTTCTCTCTGTACTATATTGACCCTGATGAGTTCGAACGAGTTGTCACCAGAAATTAAGTCTAAGATTTGATAATTGTTAAAGCTTACCAAATCTGCTCAATTCTATTTAGACACTCTCAAATTTGTAGATTTGGTACATGAAGGTAGCATCAACAGTCATGTACTCAACATCTGTTATACCCTGCGAGTATCTAAGATCGCCTAGTGATGTTGGAAACACATTCTGAAAATTTACGTTTAGGATTGGATTGTTCTTATTTGACAAAATCATAAGAAATGCATCTGAGTACATTGCTCTATCAGGAGTTGCTTTTCCAACAAGGTCAATTGACGGCGTTGAACCTCCAGCTGGAGTGTTTGATGTAACGTCTCTGTGTGTTCTGAACTGACTTCTGTTTTCTGGAAACGCATATCCTGTCATCCAGTTATGAAGCGCTTGATAGTTTGTAAGGTACTCATCAACAATAAACGTGATAGTGAGATCATTGTATGTTAGTTTATCACCCTGTAATGGAATATCCTTGAAGGGTGTATTAAAATCTACGGATGTTGCTGTGATACCAGGCAAGGTAGCATCAATAGTAAAAAATTCAACGTCCGGCAGTTGTTTAATACCAAAACGAAACTGAGATGGACTAGCGTAGTCCAGCTGGTCTGGTTGTCTTGCGAGTGGTGATGTTGATGTAACCATGATACTATTTAGTCCTTTATGATATCTTTATGAAATAACTTGATTGATCAGTATCAGACGATCCATACAAATACAACAGATTTATAAATTCATCTTGTTTATTTTTTGGTGATGATTCTAAAACATCTAAAAATTTCATACAAACAATTTTACTATTTTTCCAATTTAGATTTGTTTCCGTGGCAAATTTATCTTGAAATTCGCTAAACTCCATTAATGGAACATTTACTCTTTGTCCTGCATTATATTTTTTATATAGAACATATAATTTTTCTGGATAATCATCTTTTGATGCTTCTAGAAATAGTTGAGACTCGCCTGCTTGGGGAAGAAATTCTTTACCTAAAACTTGGTCCGTATAAAAATTAACATTACCCCCACCAATTTTACCGGCCGCGGCTGCGGTTCCTTTAATTTCACCTTGCCAAGAAGTAGAACCACCAAAGGTTCTAAATTGTATTTCACCAGAATTAGTTTCTATGTAAATGTCTTGTGATGAGAAAAAGTTACCTGTCTTACCATACTTATAACCACCATAGGTATATTTCTTTTTTGTAGTTGCATTTGGAATTTTATAGTAAGTAATAGTTGCTGATGAATTTGCAGCAACTTTTTTCAAGGAAATACCTAATAGTTTTGTTTTATCTGAAGAGTTTTTTGCTCCTGCAAGTTCTGCAACCTTATCATTAAGCGTTCCCCAACTAGAAGTAAATTTATCTAGAGGTCTGTCTGTCGGCCGTAGTGTACTCATCCAGATATCGCCTGGATTCCACTTATCGTGAGAGAAAGAACCTGGCGCTTGTGGTTTTTTAGATTTCCTGTCTATATTATGACATGTAGTTTTTGCTTTGTATAGATTTGTCATAAAGGTAGAACCTCTGTGAAAATATACCTTTCCCGAAACCTTTCTACCAAATTTCTCCCAAAGTAAATTTGCCGTTTTTATATATACGTCTGTCTCTACCCAATCAGCTGGGCCCTTATCCAAACAATCTTTCAATGACTTATCTGTATAAGCACAATCTTTTGTACTTTCTAACTCTTTATTAGATACAGACGAAACTTTGCGTTTTGCTTTGTTAAAAACATATGCACAATAAAAACACTGTAGAGATTCGGTAAGAGCAGTATCGTCTGCTCCACCGCCTGAACCACCACCGCCACCAAAATCTTTATCTTTAAATATCTTAGTTGCTTTTATTTCAAGTATATTTTTTTTGCTATCGTTCTTTTTATAGTAAAGAAGAACTCTTTCTTTTTTATCATATTCCACACCTACAATTGTTTGACCAACTTTAGTTGTACCTATGACAAAATCTTTTTTATCTTTTATTTTTTTGAGAAAAATATCATCACGCATCAATCCAGCATATGGGCCGCCAGACGCCATCTTTTTAAAATCACCAGATTGTAGAGCAGCCATATTATCACTCCTTTATATTATATTTATAGTATAGAGTGATTTCAATGTGTTGTCAACAAAAAAAGGGGAGAGCCGAAGCTCTCCCCCAAGTCTGTTAGACCCCTTATTTTACATAAGGTTAGAGACTTTAACGCGACGATACCAAGCGTTGGTGTTCGCATCCAGCGAAGCATCGGTGTTAACCGTGTCACCAGCAGCA